CCAAGTGGTTCCTGTGGCACCGGCCCGACAGCATGGGCTCTGGCTACGCCTACAACTGGCGGACGGGCTTCGACAACAAGGTTCTGATCTTCAACAAGTTCCGAGACTTCTACGGGACTGAAGGGGCCATCGTCCGCTCCAAGCATCTGCTGGAAGAAATGGCGACCCTCGTACAGGATGGCGACCGCATCAACGGGTCTGGCCGCAACAAGGACGACCGCGTGTTTGCCGCCTGTCTGTCGGTTTACGCTTGGGACGTGTGGCGGCGTGTGCCCATGATGGCCGAGAACCGCACCTATGAGCGGGAAATGGCCGAACAGAAACGCATGGAGTCCACGAGTGGTGACCACGTCATGGGTCACATCATTCCCGACTTCTTCAAAAGCCAAGCCCAGAATCGTCGTCAGGCTTACCTCAACTCATTGGATGATTGACATGCCCCGGTACAAGTACGGCACCTACCACTGCGACGACTGCGACCTGACGTTTAAATCGTTCCGCGAGGTGGATGGGCCGATGCCTGACTGCCCGGTCTGCATCCCTGATGAGACGCCATTTGAGGCCAAGGCCCCGGCGCTTCTGACCAACAAAGCCAAGGCCATCGACATCGCGCAGAAGGTCGCGGAAGAGAGCTTTGGCCTGACCGACATGAAAGACAACAACCGGCCCGGTGACGTGGTGGTCAAGAGCCCGTCGCCCATCCAGACCGCAGAGTCGGAGGCCATCACCCGCGAGCTTCTTCAAGCGGGCATCGGCACTCCCGAAACGGCACCGGAATTGAAGCAATATGTGGACGGCTTCTTTGGCGCAGCCAATCCTCAAAGCCTTGCCGCGCAAGCCCAACAAGTGGCCCAGCAAGCCGCGCCTCAAGCTGCCGCAGAGACCCGCGCCATGGGCATGGACCCCATCGCGCTTCTGCACAAGTCAAAGGGCGGACTTGGTGGTATAAACAAGATTGTGCCGATCAATAAGCCCAAGGCAACCACATGAAACTGCCGTCCCGACATATTGGGCCTTGGACCCGAGAGATCATTGATGAGTGTATGGTGAGCCGCGAAACCCGCCGCTCGCAATATAACTACTATCATAATCTTTACTATTCGGGGTCCGATGGCCAAGTGGCCAAGGACAACATGTGCTACGCCCATGTGGACAAGCTCTCGTCCTACCTGTTCAGCCCTGCCGACGTGCGCTTTGACGTGTCGTTCGACGTGGACGAGACCCCGCGTTGGCACGGCGCTGCTGACCTGACCTCGCGGTACTTGACCCGTGAGTTCCGCCGAACCGGCTGTGGTCTTCTGTTTGCTCAGGCCGTGGACATGGCTCTGGTGAAAGGCGCTTCCCTGATCAAGCTGACGTGGGGCGCGCGCGGCTGGCAACCCTATCTGGTCAAGCCTGAAATGTTTGGCGTCATGCGCGAGGATTTAAACGACCTCGACGAACAGGACGCCTTCAACTTCTGCTACTACGTCACCCCTGCCCAGTTCTCGCGGATGATGGCTGGCCATCCCAAGGCGACCGCCATCACGGAAGAGGTGGAATCCTCCTCTGTTGCCAGAGCGCGGGATGACTTTGAGCAAGAGTACTTTCACGAGATCGTGGCGGGAGGCATCAGTCCCATCGGCTTGACACAGGCCAGTGGCCAGCGCGCCAACGTCAGCTACTCCTCCATGCCCATGCCGCTCCTGTCTCCCCAGATTGCGGAGAAGCTGATCCGGGTGGACGAGTGCTGGATCATGAACGACGAGGCCCGCGACGGCCAAGGCGATTGGACCACGATCCGCATGGTGGGCGACCTCGTCATTGACGGCGAGTACCGCTACCGCAACATGTGCGACATCCCCGGACAGAACCCGTTCATCAAAGTCGCGCCCAACGAGATTGCCGGGTACTTCTGGGGTCGCTCTGAATTGGCTACGGTGGCGCAACCGCAGTTGTGGTTGAACGACCGGCTAGACGACATTGACCGCATCTTCCGGCGTCAGGCGCAGCCCTCGCGCGCGTTCACCGGGTTCTCGTCCATCACCGACGAAAAGGCGCGCATCCTCAATTCTCCCGGCGGCATCCTGACGGACGCTCAAGCCCCCAACGCCAAGATCGACACCCTGACCCCGAACATGCCGCCAAACGCGATGGAGTACATCGCGATGATCCGCAAGGTGTTTGAGGAGTCGGGTGGCTTTACCGCCATGACCTCTGGACAGGGCGAGCCGGGTATCCGTTCCGGCGCTCAGGCCCAGACGATGCTCAAGACCTCGTCTCCGCGCCTTCGTGACCGCGCTTTGGTGGTGGAAGACCAGTGCGCCATGCTTGGCGATCTCTGCATGAAGATGTCTCAGATCAAGGACGCCCGCGTGTTCACGCAGCCCAAGAAGGGCATCTTCGGCAAGGTGAATGAGTTCACCCTCAACCAGCTTCCTGATGACATTCAGGTCAGCGTGGACAGCCACACCTCGTCCCCCGCCTTCAGCGGCGACAACATGCAACTGGCGTTTGCTCTGGCAGCGCGTGGGGCCATCGACGGCGAGGCGCTGATCAAGATGACCCACCCGCCGTATCAGGATGAGCTTGTCCTTTCCTACCGTGCTCGGGAGGAGGCTAAGGCCGAGTTCATGAAGCAGCACCCAGAATTGGCTTTGCAAAAAGGTAAATCCAAGAAGTAAGGGCGCTTTATTACTCCCTGTCCCAGAATAGTTGCTGTGTTCGTAAGTTCTGGTTTGATTGACCCAAGATCAATTCAGGAGTATTTTTGATCTGTGCAGGTCGAGGGGCTTCCCACGGTGACTGCTGATCAGCTAAGGGTCGTAGTAATGCGAACTCCTCCCCTTAGTGTCCTTTGTAAGGAGATACGCACATGGCTCGTAAGGGTCGTAAGCACCGCCGGAAGTAATCCCGTGCAGCGTGTCGCTGCACCGGATTCATCACAAATGGGATTCCTCTAATGGCACTGCCTCCCCTACCAATGACGAATCCCGCGATTGGCTCTGCCGGTCCAGCGGGACCGCGTACCGGCAACCCCGGTATGGCGGCAGACGCCATGACGAAGGTGAGGGAGGCGGTCCACCTCCTTGAGATGGCACTTCCGGGTCTCCCGGTTGGGTCTGAACCTCACAAGGCGGTTCTCAAGATGATCACTGATGGGGCCAAGATCGCTCCCGCTGGTCAGGAGAACGCCGGTATTCAACAGACCGCCCTGTTGGGCCTGATGGACCGCGCAAAGCAGATGCAGCAAATGCAAGCTCTGCAAGGTTCCATGGCTGGTGGCGGTCAACCCCCCGCTGGTGGTCCGCCCGCTGGTGGTCCGCCCACGCCCCCTGAGATGTAAGGAACCAACATGGCCACTCTGCCCACCTCGCCCGCTTTCACGCCCCCGACCCCGTCGCTGGACCCGGATGCCTCCATCATCCGCGTGTCGCTCGCCACCGTCGAGATTGGCAACCGCATGTCTACCCAGCCGAAGGACGTGAAGAACGTCTTCCCGCTGACCAATCTGCCCAACGGCAAGTAAGTCGTTCCCTCTCACACAACGTAGGATGCCCCCATGGCCGAAGTTGTAATTGACGAAGACCGGTTGAATTCGCTCACCGCAGCCCAGAAGCTGCTGGAGCAGATCAACAGCGACCCGAAGACCCGCCCTCTCCTGACCAAGGCGATCAAGGCGCACTACCCCAACACCCGCACCGACGAGGATGTGGCTGAAGAGGTGGCTCGCCCGTACATCGAAAAGGTCGAGGCTACCGCATCCAAGCTGGAGGAAATGTTCTCCCGGATTGCGGAGCGCGAGGCGAAGGACTCGGAAGCGCGGGCTCTGTCACAACTGGAGACCTCGTTCTCCCGGCTGAAGAGCACCTACGGCTACAACGACGAGGGCATCGACAAGATCAAGGCTCTGATGGTGGATCGTTCGATCCCCGACCCAGAAGCCGCCGCTGCGCTCTTTGAGCGCCAGAACCCGAAGCCCACTGAGGTCCGTTCCTCGTGGGAGCCGGATAGCTGGAATCTGCGTGAAGACGCAGTGGCAGTCGATGTTCAGGGCCTGTTCGCAGACCCGGATCGTTGGGCTGACAAGGAGGTCGGGAAAATCCTTTTCGACATCCGCAGTCAGAACCAATCCTGATTTTTTTGGCATCTAAAGGGGAGTACCTATGCCAGTCTACGGTTCCGGGGTAGTCCCCGCCACAGGTTCTATTACGAACGAACTCACCGCAGTCATGCGGCGCGCGTTTGTGCCCAAGCTGGTCGTGCAGATTTACTCTGCCGCGCCCATCCTCTCCCTGCTCATGCGGAACGCCCAGCGCGCTCGCGGTGGTCTGTCTCAGGTCACCGTGCCGGTGCAGGGTTCGTCCTTCGTGAACTTCAACTGGACGGGCTACGACGGCGGCTTCCCGCAGCCTCAAGTTCTCGCCGCGACCCAACAGGCCGCGTGGAACCTGAGCGTCGGTACGGTTCCGATCCCGCTGCTGGGCATGGAAAGCCTTCTGCAACAAACTGAAACAATCATCCCGCTGATCAAGGCCCGTATGGCCGACGCGAAGACGGTTGCGGTTCAGTCCATCTCCACCGCGCTGTTCGGCACCGCTTCGACCAACGCTCTGGCGATCAACGGCTTCCTCGACGTGTATGACGACGGTACGTCCGTCGCGTCCTACGGCGGTCTGTCGCGTACTTCCAACCCGTTCTGGAAGTCCACCAAGATCACCACGTCGATCACCCCGTCGCGTACCACCATGATGACCCGCATCATGCAGTTGACGAAGATTGCCGGTGGCGAAAGCCCTGACTTCCTGATCATGAGCCTGTCCGATTGGACCACGCTCCTGACGGACTTCATGTCGGTTGAGCAGTTCAACACCGATCCGGGTATCAAGTACGGCAACGACGACGCCGTGAACGCGGGCTTCCGCGCCCTGATGCTGGGCAACATCCCGATCCTCGCAGACCCGTTCTGCCCGGTCGGCACCGCCTACATCATCAACTCCAAGTATCTGGGCCTGTACATCTCTGAGGACGCGAACTTCGCGTTCTCTGGCTGGCACTCCCTGATCGCCAACAACCAGATCGCCAACGTAGGGGTCATCATCGCCGCGCTCGCCTTGGTCTGCACCAAGCCGTCCTCGGGGATGCAGCTTTCCTCTATTGCTGGCGCCAGCTTCTAAGGAGAACTGACCCATGGCTATTACACCAATGCGTGGAGCCGGTGTCGGGCTCCCCTTTTCCCCCGGCCTTGTTACGCCGTACACCGGCCCGGTCTTCGGCAACGAAGTCTGGCTTCCGGCTGGCACCACCTATTACATCCCGGCTGGTCAGTGGCTGATCACTCCGGGTCCGTACACGTTCATTCAGTTCCTTGATCCGATTACCGGCATCTGGCGGAACTTCCCGAACGCGGGCAACACGCCCACCACCATCTCTTCGGATGGCGTGAACTTCCGTCTGGCCAACATGACGGGCTTCGCGATTGGTGCGGTGGTGACCAACTCGGGTTCGTCTTACACCTCGGCTCCAACCGTGACCGCCTCTTCGGGTGGTTCGACTTGGAAGGCCATCGTGGGCGGCGCAATCAGCACCACCATCACGACTGTGACAGCTGGCGCGGGTTACAATTACATTCCGGTGGTTGTGGTGTCCCCGCCGCCGGTTGGTGGCGTTCAGGCCACGATCACCGCAACGATCTCGTCCGGTGTTCCGACCCTGACCGTTGTGGACCAAGGCGCGGGTTACACCATCGCTCCGACCATTACCCTGATCCCTGACCAGCGTGAATCTACGCAGGGAACGCCGGGTCCGACGACTGCTGGTTCTTACACGACCGCTTTGGTCGCGTCCGGTTCTGCTGGCGGCGCTCAGACGATCTCGGCGGTGCTCTGCACCCAGCCGGGTACGACGGCTCTGGCCGGTACGGCTATTCCGACCCTGACCTTCTCGGGCGGTGGTGGTTCGTCGGCTGCTGCGACCATCGTGATGTGCATGAGCATCACGCCGACCAACACTGCGGCAACCACGTCGGGTGCGGGTTATGGTACGCAGTACAATCTGCGGACCTTCAACGGCCTGAACGCCTCCAGCCCAAGCGTGAAGAACCCGTCCATTGGTCCGAACCTGTTCCAGCCCCGTCAGGCTCAACTGACCGGCGCTTGTAGCTCTAATGCGATTGCCACGGCCCAGCTTACTGCGGCAACCGTGATCGACGGTGGTCTGCTTCAGGCCATCCCGTATCCGGTGGTTGACTCCAACCTGACCACGGCGGCTACCACCATTGTGTCGGGTATCACTCTGGGTCTTGGGGCCTCCCCCTCCGACCTGACGGTTCTGCAACCGTTCTAAGGTCAAACGATCTCTTCGTGTGGGGGCACACAAAGGGGCATGGGAAGGGGTCGGTGCGGCAACGTGCTGGCCCCTTTTCGGTAGGAGAAACAGATGGCGCTGACGCAATACCTGACTGACACGGCGTTGCTGCTCAACGACCCAAACAACCTGTTTTTCTCCACCAACACGCTGACCAACTTCATCAACAAGGCCCGCAACCGGATTGCGGAAGAGACCCAGTGTGTGCGGGTCATCCTCCCGTCGTCGGGCACCATCACCGCAATTGCGGTAGCCAACGGCGGCTCAGGCTACGCTTCGGCTCCCACGGTGACCATCAGCTACCCTGATGCACTTGGTGTGGTCGTACAGGCCACCGCCACAGCTACGGTGATCGGCGGTCAAATCCAGAGCATCACGGTCACCAACCCGACCACCAACAAGGGCTACGTCGCGACCCCCACGGTCACGCTGACGGGCGGTGGGTACACGACCGCTGCGACTGTGGGAACCATCACCGTCACGCCATTCGTGACCACGGTGATCAACCAAGAGACTTACCCAGTCTCCAGCTACAATGGTGCGGTTCAGCAGTACGCCCCCGGCGCGCTGAACATCATCGGCATCCAGAGCGTGTCGGTGTCGTGGGGGTCATTTAAACCCACTCTTGAGAACGTCTCGTGGACGAAGTTCCAAGCGCGATACCGATCCTACAACATCGGGCAGCAGAACTACCCCAGCGTATGGTCACGTTATGGCCGGGGGCTTGGCGCGGTGATCTACCTGTGGCCAATCCCGGCTGTGGTCAGCCAGATGGACCTTGATACATATTGCCAAGTCATTCCGCTGGTGAACGACACCACGGTCGAGGCTCTTCCTGAGCCGTGGACGAACGCGGTAAAGTACTATGCGGCGTATCTGGCGTACCTGAACGCGCAGCGGAAGGACGACGCCATGTTCATGCAGCAACTGTTCAAAGAGCATCTGGTGGCCAATGGTGTGGCGGATACGCCGTCCATGTCCCCCAGCGCGTATGACGGAGATTGGTGATGGCGATTTCGTTCCCGTACACGTTTGCCAACCTGAGCGGCAACGTCCCGGCCTCCGATCTGGACACCAACTTCAACTACACCACCACCCTCGCCGCCAACGCGACTGTGGCCTCCAGCCTGACCGGGTCTGAACTCATTCTGCTGGCGCAGGGTGGGGTTCCCTATTCCGCGACCATCACCCAGATCGTTGCCGCTGTGGGTACTGGCACCGCGACACAGGCCAACCAGCTTACCACCGGCAGAACCTTCTCGGTGAGCGGTGACGCCACCGGCACCAGCACGACTTTCAACGGCACGGCCAACCTCACCATTCCGGTGACGGTGACTTCCGCCACGACATCTACGGCGGGTAAGGTCCAGCTTGCACAGGCGTCTGACGTGGCGGCTCAGGTGTCCAACACCTTGGCGGTGACGCCGTCGTCTCTGGCGTCCCTCCCCAATGGAGCCAAGGCGTTCTGTCGGTGGGCGGGTCAGGCGACCAATGGCACCTGTTCCATCATCAAGACGTACAATGTGTCGTCTGTGACCCGCACGGCGGGCGGGACGTACACCATCACGTTCACCAATGCCCTCGCCGACGCCAACTACACCATCAACGTCAACTGCTCCTTGTGGTCTGGCGGGTCGATGATGGTTAACCAGACCTACAACAACACCCCGTCCACCAGCAGCTTTTCGATCACGTCCACCGACCTGTCGAACACGGGTCGCGATGTCGCGTACTACAGCATCGTTTGTTTCGATTAAGGTGAAGGATGGCCGTACCTCGCGCAGGGAATAGTGAGGCCACGCCCATTGAAGAATGGGTGTTTGAGGACTTTGGTTCGCTCAACACCAAGGTAGAGCGCCCTGCTGTCGGTGAGACAGAGTTCTACTGGACCCAGAACTGGATGCCGATTGCTACAGGTCGTCTGCGGACCCTGTATGCTGAAGGTTCCAATCTCTATTCCGCGTCTGGCGCGACGGTCGTCTACACCTACAGCTACATCATTAAAGGTACAGCTTATTGGGCTGTCTTCCTGTCTGATGGAAGCGCGGTCCAAGTGCGGGTGTCAGATGGCGCTCAAACCGCGATTGGAACCGCTGGCACGTTCTATAGCTCCAGCACCCCGACGCTTCTCCCGGCGTGTGCCCAGTTTCAGAACAAGTACCTCGCCATCGTCAACACCCTCAACACCAGTAACTACTGGCTGTGGGATAGCGCCAACCTGTACGGCAGCACGACATCCGGTGGCGGCACAACGACCACGTCCCTCAGCCCTGACTACACAATCGTCAACGGCGGCACCGGCTATACCAGCGTTCCTACGGTCACGGTTTACGGGGGTAGTGGGACGGCGACGGCGACCGCAAAGGTCAAGAATGGTTCAGTCACTGAACTCACCATCAACCCCGGCAGCGGGTACGCGCTGAACGACCAGCCGATCATCTACTTCACCGGGGGTGGATCGGACAATCAGGCTGCTGCCGTGCCCATCGTCAGCAACACGAGCAGCACCGTCACCGGCATCACCATCCTCACGGGTGGGTCGGGCTACACCACCGCCAGCGCCATCACGTTTAGCGGGGGTGGTGGGTCTGGTGCGTCAGCCACCATTACGGGTCTGACCAACACAGCCGGTGGAGCAATCACTTCCATTGCCATCACGCAGGGTGGATCGGGCTACACATCCGCTCCCAGCATCTCCGTGAGCGTGGGAACAGGCGCGACATTCAATGTCCAGATTTCCTCTGGCGTCATCACCGGCATGACGCTCATCAGTGGCGGCACTGGGTATTACGGCAACCCTCAGGTCACCATCGTGGGGACCGGCACCGGGGCCGTGGTGAACGCTATTCTCAACGGTTCGGGCGTCATTACGGGCTTCAACATCGTCTCACCGGGCAAAAACTACGGCTCAGGGACCACGTCTGCGGTCATCACCGGGGGGAACAAGGCCGCTGCGGCGACAATTGGCCTCATGCCCATCGGCACCAGCGGAACAACGATAGAAACCTATCAAAACCGCGTCTGGATCGGAAACGGCATCAATTTCTACGCTACCGGCGCAAACACGGTGGCGAACTTCGCCGCGTCCGCTGGCGGGGTTTTGGCGCAAATCACCGATTCCAGCCTGAGAAGCCAGATTGTGCGTTTGGCGCAGTCTTCGGGCTATCTCTACATTTTCGGGGATTCGTCCATCACGGTGCTGACAAACGTCCAAACGTCCACAGCGGGCGTCACGTCGTACAACCTGTCGAATGTGGACCCACAGGTGGGAACCTCTTGGCGGGATTGCGTGACCTCCTTTGGCCGTGCGCTCATCTTCGCCAATCCGTCAGGCGTGTACGCACTGTACGGCGGTTCCGCTGAGAAGGTGTCGGCCATGCTGGACGGCCTGTTCCTCAACGCGAACTGGTCTTCCCTGACGCCCACCGCCGCTGTGGCGACGATTTACAACATCCGCGTCTTCATGATGAACTTCACCACCATCAACCCATACACGGGCGGTACGGTGACGCTTATGGCCATGTGGGATGGTCAGAAGTGGTTCATTGGGACGCAGAACAAGCAGCCCGTCTTCATCCAGACCCAAGAGGTCAACTCGGTCATTCAAGCGTGGGGCACCGATGGCACGAACCTGTACCCAATGTTCCAGACAGCATCGACCATCTTGCAAAAGGTGTGGCAGACGAAGCTGAGGAAGGCCCCAAACTACACCTCATTTAAACGCGCTCTGCGCCTGTATTTCGTGGCGAACAACAACGGCACGGACAAAAACCCGGCGTTTACCCTGACCGCAGACACTGACGCCAGCAGCGGCATCCCGATCAGCTTGAACCTCCAGCAATCCGCGTTCTCGTTTGTCAACGCGAGCGGCAATCCAATTCAGTTTCAAAACAACGCCAACCAGAACATCTACTTCTTCCCCGCGCCACCGCTGAACATCATCGGCACGGGCCTCAGCACCTACGGACGGATGATCGGCTACTCACTGGCGACAACCGCGTCGGATTTGGATATAATCAGCTTCACGACCCAGTTTGGCGAGTTCGCGCCGTTCGGGTAGGAGATCAACATGTCCCGTTTTAACGAGTTCAAGGCGTGGAACCGGATGCCGCAGGGCAACGTCAAAGTGGACGCCCCGGATGGTACGCTGACCGTGTTCGACACCGGCCTGAGCAAGTCCACCATGTACGACACGCTGGATCACCCGCTCATTCAGTCGGGCGATTGGCAAGTGAAGCACCAGAAGTATGGCCGCACCAATGAGCCCACCTCCCGGCTCAAGAACGGTCGGTAATGGGCCTAGCCCAAGTCGTATACCCACGCCCAACCGCGAACGGGCTTCAAGAGTGGGCGTGGGACCACTACCAGCACCACTTGGCCATCCTGAAACAGGCGGCTAATCTGGGCTATCAGTTGAACCAGTACCGCATCTGGCCCATCACCCAAGAGAACCTTCAGGACTTTCTTGACCAGCATCAGCAGATGCACACCGAGATGGACGCCATAGCCAATGTTCAGGGGTCAAACCTCCAAGACATTGACTTCAAAGACAAAAAGAAAGCGGACGCTTGGTACTACCTGAATTATATTGAACACCAATCGGTGGCGTCATTCCTCGGGGGTGGCGTTTAAATCTGGGTAGGTGCCATGAGTGACTTCGACAACACACACGATGCTCCTCAAGGCCGTTGGCGTCGAAGCCACCTGATCAAGACCAGCAGAGAGGATACCTGTTACGGGCCGGATTGCGACGGTCGTCGGCGTCCCACAGGCTCGGCACATACCTTTACCGCCACCGCGATCACGCCGATTACCGCGTCAATCGGCCCATATGCGTCCATCATCACAACATTGAAGGGCGGTACGGGTCCGTACACCTATGCTATTTTTAGCGGTGCCTTGCCGCCCAATCTGTCGATTAACGCCTCGACCGGCAACATCAGTGGTACGCTCACGGTTGCGTCTCTTGGCACTTTCACTTTTGCAATTCAGGTGACAGATGCAACCGCCCGCAAGGCGGTCACCAACGTGGTCACATTCACCGTATCGGCTGTCCTGTGGGATACGGCGATATGGAACACCAGCAACTGGCAATAGGGTCCAGCTTAAATGGCAATCCCGTACATTTTTTCCTCTGGGACGACCATCTACGCCTCACAGGTGAACTCTAACTTTGCGGCGGTGGCCCTTACTGACCTAAGCAACCTCAGTCTGGCCAGAACCGCCGGAAATGTGCTGATCGGGACCGGCTCTGGGTTTACGTCAAACGCCCTGACCGCTGGTAGTGGGATCACCATCACCCCCGGCGCGGGTACGGTCACTATCGCCGCCACTGGCGCTACAGGATTGACGGTTGGCACTTCGACCATCGCCAGCGGCAGCAACGCCTACATCCTGTACAACAATGCTGGAGTGCTGGGGAATTACGCCATCAGCGGCACCGGCACGACCGTGGCCATGGCGACCGGAGCGGCGCTGACCACCCCGACTATGCAAACTGGAGGTTTTGGCACTACCCCTCAACTGACAGCGCCTTCGTATGCTCAAGGTTTGGTGTGGTACGATTCCGGCAATGACGGTTTGTCGTATTACAACGGAGCTACCGGAAATCAGGTGATCGCGGGCCAACAGGTCCAGCTTCGCGTCTACAACGCTACAGCTTCCATCATCCCCATAGGCACCCCGGTCTACATCACCGGCACCTTCAACGCGCTCCCTACTGTCGCCCCGGCGGTGAACACCAGCCTAGCCGCGTCTCAGTGCATTGGTCTGACGACACAGGCCATCGCGGTGAGCGGCACGGGCTACGCCATGAGCGTAGGCACCCTCTCTGGCTTGAATACATCAGCGTACACGGCAGGGAACGCGCTCTATGTAGGTGCGACCGCCGGAACCCTGACATCGACCCAGCCGACAGGCTCTGCCTTTTCTTCGCTCGTGGGCTATGTGGCGGTCAGCAATGCCAGCACCGGCAAGATCACGGTGAACGCGACCCCCTCAAATCCAGCAACTGGCTCCAGTGGTCTGACTGTTGGCTCAACCACCATCACCAGCGGCACCACCGGACGGGTGTTGTACGACAATGCGGGTGTGGTGGGGGAGTACTCGGTGGTTCCGGTCGCCAATGGTGGCACAGGCACCTCCACGCCGTCACTGGTCGCGGGCAGCAATATCAGCGTCACTGGAACGTGGCCCAATCAGACCATTGCCTCCACTGGTGGTGGATCGTCCATCAACGTCCAGCAAGCCGGGTCCACGGTTGTCACCGGGCTCACCACGCTGAACTTTCAGCAGGGTGCGGTTGTCACCGGAAGCGGCACGACTGCCAACATCTCGATTTACAACGCCACCGCCACATTGGCCCCGCCTCAAGTGAGAGGGTATTCCTACGTCACGGGTTCCACTGCGTCGTTCAACGTGCCTTTCCCAACGGGAACGGTGGCGGGTGATTTTGCCATTATTTGTGGAGCCGGTGGTTACGGACCGTCCGCCCCACCTTCCGGCTGGACCTCTCTGAACAGCGGAAGTGCATCTGGTATACAGGGAGCCACGTTCAGCAAGACGCTGACCTCTGGTGACCTTGCCACAGGCTATGTGACTGTCACGTTCAACAATGCCTATAACGGCATCTGTCAGATGGTGACGTTCAAGGGCGCTGCCACTGTCCGCAACACTCAAGGCAATGCTGACGGCGGCACCACGTTGACAAGCTCCAGCGCCGTTCAAGTGAACGATCTGGGGGTGCACTTCGCTACGGTTCGTTCTGGTTCGATCACCTCGGTGACACCGGGAACCGTGCGTCAATCGTCTGCGATTTCGGACATTAATGCCGCAATCTACACCGCAGCGGTTTCGACGGCGGGGGTACAATCCGTCGTCTACAGCGTGACCGGCGATTACTACATCTGCTCCGTGTTCGTGGACAATGTGGCTGGTGCCTATACGGTCACCGGGGAAACGACCACGATTGCCGGTGGAGCACCGTTGGTCGCGGCGCAAGAGGGATATCGCTATTACGACAGCGCCAATTCTTACGCGCCCTACATCTATGACAATGGCGGCTGGCAACAGGTTGGGCCACTGCCGAGCATTCCAGCAC